AAGCGCATCTGCTCATCCTTGCTGAAAGCTTCCATCTGCGCGCTCGTGACGTTCATTGACAGATATGTCCGGGCGATTTCTATCTGCCCGGACATACAGGGGCGCCGCATAGTTACCCTCAGTATTATAGGGCGTTTCCTGAATGGCAGCCGGAACTCCTTCAGGGGGAGGGAGACACCCACATTGAGGAGTGCCTCCGCTGCCTCCTGTTGGACTTGGCGGATTGTCTTTTCATCCATGCTTTATCCGGCCGAGGGTGATTCGCCCTTGGTCGGGGCGGCAGACTGGGATGCGACATTGGTGCCCATAGAGTCGGTGTCCTGTATGCGGTAAGGTGGCACGCCATCTTCCTCCGGCTTGTTGATCTTGAGTTGACACTCTATCTTAGACACCTCGGTAAGCGTGAGCTTGCCACCGGGGTTGGCGAGGATGGTGGCGTTGGGAATGGTCATGGTCTGCCCGGACACGAACTCAATTTCCCATTCGCCGGAAAGTTCTACAAGGGATGACGGGGCATTCCATCCCGTGATCTTCTTGTCCTGGCCGGTACCGGATTCTATCAGCGAACCGCCGAGTGATCTCTGTAGGTTCTCATAGTCAAGCTGAATGAGATTGAAGGTCGGGGAGATCTTGCCATTTGACTGGAGCAGGGTAAGGACAGGGGCGTCAGGAACTTGCTCGGCTTCCACATCGACTGATTCAGGCTTGGAGCCGCCCCAATCCCAGGAGCCTTTCTCGATGTAGCCGACCTTTTCAGCGGTTGTGCCGCCCTTCTTCTTGAATCGGACTTCGGCTATGCCGTAAATGAATTTCTTACTCATTTTTGTGTGATTTTAAAATTGAGAAAATAGATTAGTGCAATTGTGAGGATAAAGCCACAGGTAACCCCGCTCATATATATGCTAAAGGGGGATTTCCGGGACGCACGTTCCTCGATGACCGACTCGTGGTAATTTTCCAGTGCGTCACGTGCATTATGATAGAGCGCCTCGTAATATTCTACCTGGCGTTGCAGACTGTCGCATGTGCCGGTGATATAGATTATGCCGTCATGATGGGTGGCCTCTACATGCGCCCGGTCTTTGTTTTCACGGTAGGCCGCTCCCTCCGGCAGCTTAAGGAGGCTGTCCACGGATATCGCCATGTGCACCTGACTCTCGGGAACCATCTGTGTCGTTATCACTCTGGTCACTGCCGCAGTCGTGTCGCTCTTCGCGGAAGTCGAAGATATCTGCTCCTGCTGAGTCTGCGTCTTTTGGGTTGTCGCGCAGCTTGAAAAGCACAGGGCAATAGTCAGCATGACGACAACCGGAAGCAGCCTCGACAGCCTTGCGTAATCGAGCCATTTCTCTCTTGGTAGAGGCCATCTCCTTTTTGGTGGCCTGCAGATCTGTTCGTGTGGCATTTAGTTCATCTTTTAATGGTTTGACGATGTTCTCCACCAGAATCCGGGTCGCGTTCTCGGTGTTGGTGATGCGCACAGTTTCGGCGTCTGCCTTTGCTTTCTCCGCATCAGCCTTTGCCTTCTCCGCATCGGCGTTGGCCTTGCGCACGGTTGCTTTCATGGTGGCCACTGCCACCATGAGCCCCACAAGGCCGGTGCCGAGAAGTATGTTGAGGATTTCGCTGGTGGACATCGTTGTGATTGGTTTACTGGGTTGTTACTGGTTTATACCGATTGACTTGAGCCATTTTTGAACGTCGAAGCTCGGACAGGCTTTGGCGGCGACCTCGTTGTGACCTATGATACGCACATCAGGGAAGCGGCGGTGAAAATCTTTCACATACGCCTCCATAGCCTTGCGCTGTGCCGGAGTCCGGGTGTCTTTGGGATTCATCGACCTGTCACAGCCGCCGGCATAGACGACATGACGGCTGACGGAGTTGTAGCCTTTGGCCCCATTGGTGATTTCCCACGGATCGACATTGGCGTCCTCGTTGTTATCTACAAGCCGCTCGACGGTGCCGTCAAGGTGAATGATGTCGGTATAGCCGACCTGCTTCCACCCCCTGCCGCCAGCCGACACCGGGCTAAGGTGCATCCGCCTGATGTCGGCGGCTGTCACCTCGCGCCCTTCGGGTGTCGCTGTGCAGTGCAGTACAAGATACTTCAACCGGGCCATAGCTTATTCCGTGGGAGCCTCCTTTTTGGTGAACTTGGGAGTGGCGCGGAAGTCGGCGACGATGAACTCTTCCCCGAAGGCGATGTTGGTATCAGCCTTCATGAGAATCTTGCAGAAGTAGAGTTCCGAAGCCGGTGCGTATTTGTCGATCTGGATGACGCTTTCGTCATTCTGAAGGTTGACAGCGGCGAAGAAGTTGCCATCGGCATCAGGCGAGCAAAGAGTGGCGACGATGACACCCTCGGGCCACGCAGCCACGGTTTCGATGGTGATGCCCTTATAGCGCTTGCGGTTGACCTCTGTTTCGCTGGCGTTCTTGGCCTCGCGTTCGGTCAGCTCGTCGTCATAATTGTCGAAATCCTCGACGCTCATGATGATACGCAACGAGGGGTTGGAGCGCATGGCTTTGGGGATTCCTGCACGGATCGCTTTGAGCTTCTTCAGCATGGTGTCAGCCTTCGACACGTCGACCCACTTGTAGTCGGCGGCTTTGGCAGCCTGGGTGAGGATGCCGTTCATGAGCTTGGTGTCATCCTCGCCATCGACGTATTCGCCATTGACGTAATGGTCGCCGAGCTCGAACTGCACCTGCTTGGACAGTGCGTCGAGAAGCGCGTTCTGCGCCTCCGGGGGAAGTTGGGCGAACACAAGGTTTCCCTTGGGCTGCCACTTACGCCAGATCTGCTCGAAAGCGCGGGGGTTGAACAGGGTGAAGGCCATGAAGTCGTGTGGCTCGAGGGTCTGCTCCGACCAGTTGAAGTCACCCTTGCTGTCCTCGATGACGGGGTTCTCCTTGCGTTTCTGGAGCATACGTCCTGTCTTAAGACGGGGGATGCTGATCTTTTTCTCCACGCCGGGGATAACATGGATGAGACCCTTTTCCACAAGCTCGTTGCTCGTGGTGGCGACGGTGAGGATTCTCTCAAGTACCTCGCCGTTGTAATTGGTGTTGTCTACTCTGATTGCCATATCTGTATGGGGTTGGTATTGTTACTTATTGAGTTTTGCGCGGATTTCGTCCATGCGGAGTTCCCACGGGCCTTTCTTGGGGAGGTCGTCGCCGGCGGGTTCGGTCTGAAGTGTGCCGCTGAGTTTCGGGGCCGGAGTGATGGCGTCGAGGGTGGCGTTGAGGGTTTCGATACCCACAGACTTGCCGAGGTCGAGGAAATGCTGCTTCTTCTCCGCCGGGATCTTTTTGGCGGCGATGGCCGCGTCTACGGCGGCTGTGACCTGTGATAGTTTGAGCTGCTCGTTTTCCCTACGGATGTTCTCCACATCGTCGTTGGCGGTTTTGAGTTCCGCGAGTTTCGCGTTGACGGCCGCCTCGTCTGCCGTTTCCGGCAAGCCCAGTGTCAGGGCGAGTGTCTTGATGTCCATTTGCGGTTGGTTGTTGGTTGGTTTATGATTCAGCCTCGGAAGGGGGCAGTCACCACCCTCGCTCAGCGTTATTAACTGTCCGTCCTTGTGGAGCCGGATTGCATCGTTGTTGGCTCCGATGTCGACAAGCGACACTTCGATAAGGCGCGCCTTTGTCACTGTCGCATAGCGCTGCCCCGACACGATAAGCTCCGCGGCGTCGCTTGTCTCGATGACCTCGAAGCCGATGCTCACCATGCGGAGCGAGCCGAAGTCCCACTGCTTCTTGCACTGGGTGGAAAGTTCGGTAGCCTCGTCGAATGCGAGCTCGCCGGTGATCTCGCCATTTTCTTTCTTTATGTCCTTTATAAGTCCGATAGCCTTGCCGCGGTTGTGCATATAAAGGAGTATAGGATTGCGCTCATACTGGGTGATGTCCACGCCATCGGTCAGGACGCGGTACCCGTAGCTGTTGAGCGTGTCGTTTGTCAGTCTTACTCTGTTGCCCATGTCTGTGCGATAATGATTTTTTCGGTGCAAAA